CAAAGCACGCGACCCGGACAAATATGCTCACGTTTGGCGCGGCGGATATCTAACGAACAGCACCTCGCGGGTGTTCCGCAATTGGCGCGTTGAGGAGTTCGAGGCACCAAAGGACGCTATCCATCGGCTCGGTGCCGACTGGGGCTTTGCGTCTGACCCGACCGTCTTGGTTCGTTGTCACATTGTCGGTCGTACGCTCTACATTGATCATGAGGCTTATATGATCGGCTGTGAGATCATGAACACGCCGGACTTGTTCATGACGGTGCCTGAGGCTGAGAAGTGGCCAATGGTCGCTGATAGCTCTAGGCCAGAGACAATTAGCCACATGCGCAAGCATGGATTCCCGAAGATCATGCCGGCTGTCAAGGGCAAAGATTCTGTGGCCGAGGGTGTTGAATGGCTGAAGTCCTATGACATCGTTGTGCATCCACGCTGCACTCACACAATTGATGAATTGACGTTCTACAGTTACAAGACAGACCCGCTGACTGGCAAAGTTCTGCCGATTCTGCAAGACAATCAAAACCACGTCATAGACGCTTTGAGATATGCGTGTGAAGGCGTCAGACGGGCATCGGTTGTAAATAAGACGACCAACTTTAAGCCGTTGCCGGTTGTGAACAAGTGGTAGACTATTGCCAAAAGGGGCGACTTATGGCACGCGTTTCAAAAGAGCAATATCTGTCAAATCTCCACTCTGATGCATTGGCCCAGTTCAATGATATTCAGACCGCTCTGCGTGATGAGCGTTTGCAATGCTTGCAAGATCGTCGGTTCTACAGTCTGGCCGGCAGTCAGTGGGAGGGCCCCCTCCTTGATGTCTACGAGAACAAACCTCGTTTTGAGGTGAACAAGATTCACCTCTCAGTGATTCGCATCATCAACGAGTATCGCAACAACCGCATCACTGTTGATTTCGTCAGCAAAGAAGATGGCGACGACAAACTAGCCGAGACGTGCGACGGGCTCTATCGTGCTGATGAGCAAGACAGCGTTGCAGACGAAGCCTACGACAATGCCTTTGAGGAAGCCGTCGGGGGTGGTTTTGGAGCCTGGCGCCTGCGGACGGTTTATGAAGACGAAGAAGACGAAGACAACGAAAAACAGCGCATTCGTATTGAACCCATTTTCGACGCTGATAGTTCTGTTTTCTTCGATCTAAATTCGAAGCGTCAGGACAAATCGGACGCCCGTTATTGCTTTGTAGTCACCTCGATGACACGCGCAAGTTACAAAGAAGAATGGGGCGACGATCCTACCGATTGGCCGAAGATCATCCACCAGTACGAATTTGACTGGTGTACGCCTGACGTCGTTTATGTTGCCGAATACTACAAAGTCGAAGACGTTACAGAAACCATTCGGATCTTCAGGGCGATTGATGGCACAGAAGAAAGGTATCGTAAGTCTGACTTCGACGCCGACCCGGCACTAGAGGACACGCTTGCAGCTATCGGAAGTCAGGAAGTCCGTCAGCGCAAAATCAAGTCAAGACGTGTTCATAAGTACATTCTGAGCGGTGGCCGGATCCTCGAGGATGCTGGGTACATTGCAGGCAAGTGCATCCCAATCGTCCCGGTCTACGGTAAACGCTGGTTTGTGGATAACGTAGAACGCTGCATGGGTCATGTGCGCCTGGCCAAAGATGCGCAGCGCCTGAAGAATATGCAGCTCTCAAAACTGGGCGAGATCAGCGCATTGTCCAGTGTTGAGAAGCCGATTCTCTTGCCTGAGCAAGTGGCCGGCCATCAGGTCATGTGGGCTGACGATAATCTCCGCAACTACCCTTATCTCCTGGTAAATCCGATCACTGGTCCAGATGGCAGCCAGCAAGTTTCGGGTCCCGTCGCATACACAAAAAGCCCACAGATTCCCCCCGCGATGGCCGCACTGCTTCAGGTAACCGAACAGGATATGCAGGACATCCTTGGCAGCTCGCAGCAGGCTGACAAGATGGTTAGCAACATCTCCGGCAAGGCCGTTGAGATGATTCAGACACGAATCGACATGCAGACCTTCATCTACATGTCGAACTTCGCTAAGGGAATGAAGCGGTGCGGCGAGATTTGGCTATCAATGGCGCGTGATGTGTACGTTGATGAAGGCCGCAAAATGAAGTCAATCGGCTCTGATGAACAGGTTCAAATGATTGAACTCATGCGCCCAATGGTCAGCGAAACCGGCGAGATTGTGATGGAGAACGATCTCAGCAATGCCAGGTTTGACGTGAATGTCGAGGTCGGACCGTCCAGCTCAAGCAAGCGTGCGGCCACTGTTCGCGCCCTGACCGGCATGATTGCGATCAGCGACGACCCACAGACGAAACAGGTTCTTCAGGCTATGGCAATGATGAACATGGAGGGCGAAGGAATCAGCGACGTGAGGGATTACTTCCGCAAGCAACTAGTTCGTATGGGCGTTGTAAAACCCACCGAGCAAGAGCAAGAACAAATGATGGTCGAAATGCAAGGTCAGAAACAAGACCCGAATGAGATCTTCTTGCAGGCCGCCGCCGAGGAGGCTATTGCCAAGGCAGCAAAGGCCCGAGCCGATACGGTCAAGACCGTTGCTGATGCTGGATTGTCTCGCGCACGAACCGCCGAAACACTCGCTAAGACAGGGGTGCAAGAGCAGAACATGGCATTGACAGCCATGGAGGCAACTCAGCAGGAAATTATGGGTCAAGAAGTGCAACCCATTGTCAGGTGATTATCATTAGTTAGAATGCAATAAACGGCACCCGCCCAGCCGTTCAAATTGGGTGAGTTTGATGGGGTCAATAATGAATCAAAAGGCAGAAGCAGGAGATAACAATATCGAAGACGAATCCTTGATGCTTGACGACAGTGAGCAGAATGTTGAGATTGAAGCCGGTGAGGATGACTCCACTGACGACCAACAATCTGCGAACCTGGAAGATAAGCAAGAGGAAGAATCCGACGAGGTTGTTGTTTCCATTGGCGAGGAAGCGCCACCCGCCGAGGAACCGAAGGCACCCGAATGGGTGCGAGAGCTACGCAAAGCAAACAGGGAGAAAGAGCGACGTATCCGCGAACTAGAGGCCAAACTTGCCACCGCTGCACCTGAGACCAAGCCAGTTGCACTAGGAGCCAAGCCAAGGTTAGAGGATCACGATTACGACGCCGAGAAGTTCGAGCAAGCATTAGACGCATGGCATGAACGCAAGCGACAGCATGATATTGAGGCCGATAAGGCCCGTCAGGCAGAGCAAGCACAGCAGCAAGCATGGCAGGCCAAACTAGAGGGCTACAGCAAGGCTAAAGCCAAGCTCAAGGTCCGAGACTACGAAGACGCCGAGGCGATCGCCCAGGAGGTCTTTAGCGTCACTCAGCAAGGCGTGATTCTGCAAGGGGCTGAAAACCCTGCGTTGGTCGTATATGTACTCGGTAAGAATCCCAAGAAAGCGGCGGAACTCTCGAAAGTTACAGACCCCGTGAAGTTCGCTTTCGCGGTTGCAAGACTGGAGAAGGAATTGAAAGTCACCAATCGCAAGGCAACGCCCGCACCAGAACGAGTTATTCAAGGCTCTGGTAGAGCATCTGGGGCGGTTGACTCAACACTTGAACGGCTGCGTGCTGAAGCTGAAAGGACTGGCACCTACACCAAGGTGCTCCAGTACAAGCGACAGAAAGCAGCTAAAAACTGATCAATCATGGATCAAAAGACAGAAGCAAGGAGAGAAGCTACCAAGGCTCGCAACAAGCGTTGGCGCGAGGAAAATAAAGATCATATTCGTGCATACCAAAAACAATGGCGTGAACGAAATGCAGATCATGTTTCCGGCTACCAACGTGAATATCACGCCGACTACAAAGAACGCGAGGATGTTCAATTCAAGACATGGATGCGGAACCTGCACAAAAACTACAAGATCACGCCTGCCATCTTCAACAAGATGTGGGAAGATCAAGATGGTAAATGTGCAATCTGTGAGCAACCAATGCAACCGCGTGGAAGGATGAAGTTGGCAGCCACTGTTGACCATAATCACGAAACCGGAAAGGTCAGAGGATTGCTTTGCAGAGGATGTAACCATGGCATTGGAAACTTGAAAGACGATCCGAAAGTTTTGCAATCTGCTGCTGAATATCTGATGAAACATGGCTACTACTCACATTTGAAAAGGAAATCAAAATGAGCAACTCCTTCAGCAAAGAAGAACGCGT